ATCAACAAGCTGGCCTGACCCCGACCACTCGCTCACCAAGAACGGATTGGGGAGCACCACCACCAGGTAAGGCGTCTGCCCGTTGGCGTCCGGCTGCATCTGGAACACGCGGGCAGGGTCGATGGGAATCGCCAGGGTTGGCGCGGCGGTAGAGAGCAGGTCCACCAACTCCGCCATGAGATTGGCGGCGGCGCTCAAGAGAGCACCTTGATGCCGAAATACTGTTCGTCCAAGAAGTTCACCGTGCGCCCGCGCAGGATGCGCAGCGCCCAATCAGGCATGCCGTTTTTGCCCACCTGATGGCTGATGCCGCCACCGTCCGAGTAGTCGATGGTCAGCCAGCCCAGGAGTTCAGCGGCCTTCCAAGCGCAGAGCTTGTTGATGTCGGCAGGCACCGAGGCATAGCCAAATACGCCGCTCACCACCACGCTTTGCTGGAGCTTCACCCATGGAGCAATGGCGGCAGGGCCAACCCAATCGGCCACGCTGTCCGCCATCTTCTCGAGGTAGCCGGGACCGGTGGGAATACCGCCAGGGCTCGGCTGGTAGAGCAAGAAGTCCGTGCCCAAGGTCAGCACAGAGCCGTTCTCGGTGATGGTGTTGTTGTCGATGCTCAAGCAGGGTGCGGGCAAGAAAAGGCGGGTCTGCACACGGTTCACCGGCTCGGTCGTCACCTGCAAGTGTGCCTGGTAAAAAAAGGTGCCGGTGGCCTTCTCAATGATGGCCTGCGCTTGGATGATAGACGCCGATGCTGCCGTGGTCTCAGCGGCGGACAAGGTTTGATACTTGCCCGCCGCCATAGCCACATCAGCAGTTGTGCAATAGGCGGTCGTCACGCCTTACTCCGACACCTTGGCCAGCTCATCAGCCACAATGGTCGACACCTTGGCCTCGGTGTTGGGCAGCACATTCTTCAGGCCGCGCTTCTCAAGCTCGGCATCCAGGGTCTCAGCGTTCATTTTGCGAATGACGGCCTCGAACTTGGCGCGCTTCTCCTTGCGCTCGGCCACGATCTTCCCGGCCCTGGCGCGCATCTCGGCCATCACTAGGTCAGTCGCCACCTCATCCTCGGCAGCGGACTTGGCCTTTTCCTCAGCGGTTGGCTCGGTGGTCTCATGGGCCAGCCCCAGCTCAATGAGCTGCCTGGCGCGCTTGGGCTGGCCAAGCACGAACACCGTGCCTGCAGGAATCATCCGCTTGGCGCCATCGACGATGACCTTGATGTCCGGGCCGCCTGCCGGTGCCTTGAGCCTGATCGGCTTGCCAGGGGCGTTGAACTCGGCTTCTTCTTTCTCGCTGGCTTCGGTGCGCATTGACGTTCTCCCAAGGAAAATGGGGATGCGGTCCTCGCCTGAAAGCTAGGGCCGCATCCCCAGGGTTGTCTTAGTTGCCGCTGGCCGGCAGGGTGTCATAAGCGCCCAGCAGGGTGCTGGCACCCAGCAGAACGCTGGTGCCGCTCGACAGGGTGTAGACGTAGCGCACCCACAGCTTGGCACCGCGCAGGTCCGTCACCAGCTGGGTATCGGTGTTGGCGGCCGCACCGCCGACCGAGGCCGTCACCGAGGCCGCATGAGCGGTGCCCGCGATGTCGGTCCAGTTGATGTTGCCCTGGGCGGAAGCGGCCAGGTCGGTGTAGGGATCGGTCACGCCATCGTCGTTGCTGTGCTGCACCTTGACCGCGAACAAGCCGCTGGCCACGATGGCACCGGCCTGGATGTTGGCAATGGCCACGTTGGCACCCTTGCGCTGGATGCCGCCGGTGTTGAAGCTTGCGGACTGCACAGCAGGGGAAAGGGTGGGGACGCCCAGGGTGGTGGGCTTGGTGCCCGCCACGCTCGATGCGCCCACGAACTGGATCTGTTCGGGGAGTGAGCCGTAGCCCACAACCCCAGTTGCGCTGCCCATGATGACCTCGGAGTTTGGAAGGGTTGGACCACCCGGCCCCGCCGCCTGGCAGGGTCCGGGTGATTCAGCTTTGGCTTACCGCACGCCCGTCAGGATGGCGATGGCCTCGGGAATCGCAGGCTTGCCGTCCAGGAAGTCGATGGCGCGAGTGTAGAGGCCATCGTTCAAGAAGGCGTCATACGCCTGGTCGCTGGTCTTGACTTCCATCTGCGGACCCTTGAAGGCGTAGTAGCCGCGCTCCAGGTTGCCGAAGACGACCTGGCTGGTGGTCGCCGTGCTGGTGATGATGGTGCCGTTCAGGGTCTCGCACTGCGGGCCGGGAACGTAGGGGTTCTCCAGCACTGCGTGTCCAGCGATGAAGCCCACGGTCTGCGGGGGGATGTTGGCGGAGCCGATGCCGTCCGCGCCGCGATCAAGGAACACCGGGCGGTTCTGGTCATCGGTGAGCGTGGCCAAGAGCTCAATGGTGGCGTTGTTGGCCATGTAGACGCAATTGGCCTTCTCAACGCGATACTGGCTCTTGACGCTGTGCTTCAGTGCGAACAAGTCCTGCCAGACGGTGGCCGCTCCCGCAATGGGCAGGCTGGTCATGCCCGTTGTCTGCGTCAGCAGGCCCATGGGCTGGTTGCTGCCCGAGCCGAGGAGGTAGTAGTAGTCCTCGGTCTTCTGGAACTGCTCGGCGAACATCGTCGCCAGCAGGTTTAGCACATCCACGCCGCTGAACTTCCACAACTCTTGGGGCAGGTTGGTGAGCGCGATGCGCTTCTGCAACGCCCAGGTCAGCTGGCCCAGGGTCGGCTGGGTCTGCGTGGGCGTGGTCAGCTCGGGACCGATGGTCACGTTCACCGTGCCGGTTTCCCGAGGCATCTTGCCGATCATGTCCACACCGTTCCACACCCGGCAAGAGCCAAGGAAGACGCTGGTGTGAACCAGCTTGCGGGCAACCTCGGCCACGAACTCCTCGGGCAGCAGGTAGCCGCCCGAGGAGCCGGTGCCAACGCTCATGGCCTTCGCGGTCTCGCCAGCGAACATGCGGGCGCGGATGCTGTCGGTGCTGATGGCAAAGAGCGTCTTCTTTGCCAGGCTGTCAGCAAAATCCTTGCTCATGCCCCTGAAGCCCTTCTCGGGGTCGTAGCCCTTGCCCTTGTCGGGCGAGAACAGCGCAGCGGTGGGGATGCGCATCGACACTTCCTTCTCGATCAGTTCCGCCAAGGCCTTGTAGCCCGGCGTGCCGGTGCCCAGGGCATCAGCCACCAGACCCTTGGTCATGGCCTTCATTTCCTTCGCGGTCTCAGCCTTGCTGTTCTGCAAGCCACGCTGCACTTCAGCGGCAAGCAGGCTTGCGATGTCCGTCAGCTTCATGGTGCCCTCTTGAGTTGGAGGCGAGCGCCTCGGTGATGAGCCGTAGCGGCTCGCTTACTTCTTCGCCAGCCCCGCGCGGAACGCAGAGACGAGGGCCTTGGCTTCAGGGTCTTCAGGGAGCGGGGGAGTGCCGCCATCGGTGACGGCCTCGCCACCGGCAGCACCGGCATCAGCGTCATCACCAGGCTCGGCATCAGGGTCTTCATCGCCATCCGAAGCAGGCTCGTTGCCGCCGTTGATGCTGACGTGCATGGCCTTGATGGCCTCGCCAAGCTGACCGTGGCTTTCAGTCGCGGCCTGGAAAGCCTTGGAGCACTTGGAGGCCATGCCCGGATGATCGTCCTCGGCACCCTCGGGGCTCTCGGAGAGCTCCTCAAGCTGGTCCTTGAGGCCCTCCATGGATTTCACATGCTTCTCATAGGCACCCGCCGCGTTGGCGATGGCCTTGCGGCTTTCGCTGGTCAGGATGGTCTTAGCCATGGCTTTTGCTCCTTGCTTGAGTGTAGGCATGGGCGACATCTTGCCCTTGCCGTGGTTGAGGCTCTTGGCACCGCTGGCCAGGCTCCCGGCGTTGACCGGGACCACGGCGCAGGCAATCTCGATCAATTCCATCTTGCTGATGACCCGCTCGGTGCCAGGGAACTGCTGCAACTCTTCTGGCGTGGGAGGCCGCACTTCCAGGCTTGACCCGTAGGGCAAGAAGTGGATGCTGAAGGCCCGCATGTCGCCATCGGCGTAAAGCTGGCGCACCTTCTGCGCGTCTGCAGTGTTCGCGAAGCGAGCCCGAAAAGTTGTATTGCCTTTGAGGTCCTGCTTGATGCTCAAGACCGTTCCGGCTGGCAACGTGCCGTTGGTGGGGTTGCCATCGATTCCATGCCCGAAGCTCAGCACAGGGTTGAGCATGAACTTTTCGATGGCTCCGGCCAGGGCGCTCGGCAGCACCAGGTCTCCGTAGCGGTCCACCTCGAAGGCATTGGCAATGCCCTCAACCCAGCCATAGGGAGCATCAGGCGCAGCCTCGCCGGGTGCCGAGACTGCCTTAACATGGGCTCCGATGAATCGCGTGTCTTTGCTCATGGCCCGCCTTGCTCTGATAGAGGGTGGCTCTGGTGAAATCGTCCGAGCCACCCTCATTGCGCACCTGCTCTGGTTTTTTCACTCGCCGAGATGATATAACCACATCCACCCGGCTCTTGTCAAAAAGCTGTTCCACGCGTCAGGGCTTCCACGCGTCAGGGCTTCCGCCGGAACTTGAGCGCCAGCTGCTTGCTCGCAGCCTCAGCCTGTATCTGCGCCTTTGCGCGATAGATATATTCGTGCATGGCGTGGTGATAGAGGCAGTAGCGTTGCCCTGCGGCGCGGACCGGCTGCTCGCATTTGCAGCACAGTTCCGACTGTGACTTGACGGTCTGGACCATGGGCACCCCCTAGCTGACCGGACGCGGCACCACAGCACCGGCATGGTTGGGATGGAACTGGATGGGCTGCGCTGAGATGGGCACGTTCTGGCTATTGCAGCCGTAGCTCTGCCCCCATTCGGTCATCACCTTGAAATCCTCGCAGCCTAGGACATCGCAAGCGGTGACGCCCATGCGCTTGTAGGCCTCCAGGTTCACGGCGTCCTGAAGGTGCGCGGTCTCGGTGCGGGCAATCAGCATGGCGCGCTCTTGGGCAATGTCGTCTGCCATGGTGCGAATGCCGTCAAAGCTCGCGCCATCGTTGGCCTCGCTCCACGCGGGCGTGGTGCCGTTGGCAATCTGCCAGGGCGACAGCCCCATCTCAGCGCCTTGCTGCATGAGGCTGGCTATCTGATTCTTGACCTCCTGGTCCACTCCGGTGATGCGCTGGGCCAGGTATTGCTGCACGTTGGCAAAGTCTGTGTTGCTTTCAGCAAAGCCGTCCATGCTGATGCCGAAGATAATGGCGGCATCTTGCGTAGCCGAGACCACCTGCGCGGCGTAGACGCTCCCGGCGTTCTGCTGCAAGCCCGAGGATGTGCCGGTGGGGTCATAGGCCTTGCGGATGCCATCGAGCAGGCCGGGGATGCTGGCCTTCTGCACGGCCTTGCCCTTGCCGCGTTTCTCAAGCTCGGCCACGGCCTTGTCGGCGATGGCCCGGAAATGGCGCTCGATGGGAGCGGCAAGCGCCTTGTCTATCTTGGGCCGCGCAGCAAGGACGGCAGCGAGGACGCGGCGTTGCTCCTGGGTGCCTTTAGGAAAAGGGCGGCCATCCTTGTCGGTAAGCGCCTTTGATCCCAGGGATGAAAGCGATGTCAGCGGTCCCTTGTGTGGTGGCGCTGTTGGCGTTGCTGGCACATGCGGCGTGACGGCCGGCTTGGCCACGGCATCAGCAGGCGCGGCCCCCGGCATCGCGGCTGGCAGCGAAGATGCTGGAACCGGCTGCTTGCCCGAGGTATCGAGAGGGATGTAGGTGTTGAGGATGTAACACTTATCCATGTCAGGGTCTTTGCTGCGCGCCAGCCCCAAGAATTTCTCGCGGGTATCGTTGGGCGACAGCGCACCAGATTGCGAGCCGTGGAA